CGAGCGGCCACCCCATGAGCCACTCGACCCACGTCGGGTTCAGTGACCCACCAGTCTGCGTCCTCAGATTGTCGCCGCCCTTCCGCTTGTCGGATCGTCCCGGGCCGCCTTGCGCATCCGCCGTCGTTGGCGTTGCCCACTGATGCACCATCGTCCCCAGATTCGGGGATTTCCGATTGCCTTGCGTCGGGCCGGAGTCCTTGTAATCTCTCTGGTTCGGTGTCGGCCCGATCATCTTCCGCTTCTCTTCCATCTCCGGCGGCAGATGTTTCGTCGCTCCGACTGCTCCCGGTAGCGTAAAGAAGTGGTTCCCGTTCGCACGCTGATACCCCGCTCCGACTGCATCGTTGCGGGTCGGTGTCGGCCACAGCTTCACCTGCGCCGACAGCTTCGGCTCTCCCCTTGAATTCATCTTCCCCGCTTCGCGGTTCACCGCATCGTCCGCCACCGGAGTCTGCCACAGCCGAAAGTGACTGTTTTGGTTGCCCCTGACTGCTTGGATCAGATCTCCTCGCCCCCTTTCGCCGTCCGTGCTGCGGATCGTGGGCCAAGATCCAGATTCGCTCTCGTTTGTGAGGTGCGCCGGCATGGACTGCTCCCAGCACGCCCCATCGCGCATCATACCCCATCGCGGCCAAGTCTCCGAGAACAACTCCAAGCCCCCGAGAAGTGAGAACTGGTGAGTTTTCCACAAGCACGAATCGTGGTCCCACTTCGCAAATGATCCGTGCCATTTCTTTCCAAAGTCCGCTGCGCTCTCCAGTGATGCCTTCGCCTTTTCCGGCGGCGGAGATGTCCTGACACGGAAAGCCTCCAGTGACGATATCCACCACTCTACGCCAGGGCTTTCCGTCGAAGGTGCAGACATCGTCCCAGATCGGGAAGGGCTCAAGGCATCCGTCGTCTTGCCGGGCGAGCAGCATCCGCTGGGCGGCAGGCTCTCGCTCGACCGCGCACACCGTCCGCCATCCGAGCAGCCTCCCTCCGAGTATTCCGCCACCAGCGCCTGCGAAAAGTGCCAGCTCATTCATGCCTCCCTCCTTCAAACCGCGACCATTCCGCCATGACGCGAACCTCAGTCAGTTCCGCAATGGCCCGATCTTTCTCGTCCCGTTGCGCTCCCATTTCGAGTGCGAAATAAAAGGCAAGCCCGTAGCCTAGTCCGGTGACTAGGCAGAGTGTTCCGATAAAGTAGTCTCTCATGATATGTCGATTTCTTTCAATTCGTATCTTCCGTTTTTGTTTTTGCGCCACCCATGGACCAGCAAGATCCATCCGGCGGCTCGTAAATGTTCTAACGCATCCGATTCGTTGATCTTGTTAATGCGGCTTTTTGTGTTCGACCAGCTTGTTGATTGGACCGCTACGGTCTCGCCATCGCGGATCGCGAGGATGTCGATGATCCCAAAGAGATCGTGACGGGTTTTGCTCCACGGATTCCAATGCTCAACGACCTGAACGAGTTGACATTGCTTTCGCAATTGATTTAGCGATAACTTTGTCGGGCTTGTTTTCATGTGTTTCTAAATACAAAATAGCAGAATAAAGAGATGATTTGTTGTCTTCAAAATGTCCAAGTCCCTTGTTGCATAAGTCACATAAAAGAGCCCTAACGCTTCCGGTTTTGTGGCAATGATCTATCGCAAGTCGTCTTTTGTTTTGAGTGTGTGGCTTTTTGCAAATCGCGCACGCACCTCCCTGCTTTTCTAATTGCTCCAAATACCACGCTTCGTTTACGCCGTATTTCGCCATATAGCCTGATTGCTTTGGCGTAATCTTTCTTTTTTGCCGCGCCTGCTCGTTTAATTTCTCTCTATTCCGATCTCTGTATGCTTTTTTATATGCAAGTATCCGATCTTTGTTTTTGCGATAGTTTTCAGCGTTGCGTAACTTTTCAGACTCTGGGTTTGCATCTCTTTTGGATTTCAATTTTTGTGAAATCGTTTCTTTATTCCTCCAGTAGTAACTCCTGTATTGAGACCTCCTCACTGCTTGTTTTGATTCTTCCATATCCATCGCCCACAATCGTCGAATAATGGATTTCGTCAATTAGGATTCCACTTCTCGACTACTTGGACTAGCTGGCAGGTCTTCCGCAGATGAGCCAGACTGCGAGCGGTGGGGGATTGTTTCATCGCTTGTTCGCTGCAATCTCCTGCTCCCAAGCTTCCTCGTATTGCTCCGAGAACAAGATCAACGCGGCTTTGAGCTTTTCCGTAAAATCATCGCGCTCGACGAGGATGCGGAGCGGGGCGAGGCCAGGCGACCAGCTTTGGAACCACCATGCCTCCGCTCCGGTCACGGCCATGCTGCCGTGGACCTGATAAAGATAGGTATCGGGCAGCATCCCAGCGCGACGGTATTCGATGTGTGTTGATGGCACTGGCACTTTGCCCTCAAACCCGATGCTTTCGCCCTCAAGGAGGCCATCCGGCGAGCATCCGAACCAGCCGTGATTGCTCTGGCAGAAGCCCACCTGGACAAGCTTGTTTCCGGTAGCCGTTTCAAACGCATCGACGGCCTGCGGCTCCATCTCAGTGCCGCGCTGCATGGCCGCGTTTTCAAAATTGGGATTCTGCCAGCATTTTGCCCGTTCGCTAATGAGCTTGCAGATGGCCTTCTCACGCGCTCCGTCCGCAACCTTGCCTTTGGCCAAGAGCCACGGTCCAAAATTGGAAGCGGTCAGAACGCCGCGCCGAAGGTCATGCCATTCCTCGGAGCGTTGCTCGCAATAGTAAATCGTGCAGTCTGGAAATTCTTTCATGCTGATGCCAACGTTCTGGGTTTGCTTGCGAAGTCGAGACGAAGCGCCCTGTCTAGGATGTCATCGTTGGGCAGGTGATTAATGCTTGGGAGAATCTCGGGCTTGGCCGGTTCAATGCGTGCAGGTATGACTTCGCGCTTCGATGCTGGGACCATTTTCCCCCGCACCATTTTGGCATCTTTGGCCGGGATGATTCGGGCCGGAATGACACGCTCTTCACTGGCGTCGATGCCCGTCTGGAAATCGCATTTTCCGCCAAGGCCAACATACAAATCAACGCGGCGCTGCATTTTGGTTCTTTGCCGTGAAGTCAGATTGAAGTCCTTAATCTGATACTCAGGAAGGAGGCGCCGAATCGCCGCGAGATTGAAGCGTATCGTTTGAGTCCCGCCCAGATGGTCGATGTGATAGATTGAGACTTCTTTCATGCTTCCTCCTTCATTTCGCTCGATTCTGCCTCGATGGCTGGTTGGGAAAAGGAAACCTTCGCGGCCTCGTTGGCGGCTCGGTTAACCTGGATGTCTGCGAGCTTGTCGCCGTCCTTGTCCAAAGCATCGTGGAACTCAGGCGAGAGCGTCAGGCGCTTGCTATGGCGACGAATGACGGTCTTCTTTGCCATCTCCTCGAAATCCGTCACCCACGGGCCGGATCCGCTGGCCTTCGACCGTTTGCGAATTGCTTCCACCTCGGCCAGCGTCATCACCTCAGTGTCAATCTCGCTGTTCGCCATCTTAACGATGCTGTAGACGGCTTGGAGCTTCCCGCGATCTTCCCGCCAGTCGACGGAGTGCTGGATGTCGCCGTTGACCCATTCAAAGGAGTCGTTTTCTTTGACCGTCTCGGCCTTCCACGAAACCACCTCGCCGCTCCGCTTTGCAAGCTCGACAAGTCCCTTCCAATCAACGATCAATTGAACCTCTTTGCCGTAGGGAATGAGATGGCAGCGCCGCCCGTCAGGCTCAAGGCCCAACGACGAGCAGTCGAGCATCGCTCGCATGAAACTCTCCTGAGAGCATTCGGCGAGCTTGGGGGAGCGAAGTAGGAGCGTGGTGGCAACGCGCAGAAAGCGATCTGGCGTCATGTGGCTAGGCAATGCGCGAGCAATCTGCGCTCTGACAGCCTCGGAATTGATCAGCCCCTTGATAGTGCGAGGAGCTTCGGTGATTTCATTTTTCATTTGTCTCTTTTTTGGTTTGAAATGATGCGCGTTTCAGTCGCGCCCCTGCCCGTTATCGGGGAAAATATCCAAAGCTAGCCCGTAAAGCTCTTCCTCGATGGCATCGACGGCGGCGAGTCGGATGCCTAGGTTCTTCAACATCCGCACCTGGACGGCGAGGCCGTCGTATATCAGGTGGTCGCAGGATTCGCGTTTGCGAAGTCGAAAGGCGCGGATCTCAGCGATGAGCTTATCAGTCTCGCGCTCATGGTTTGCGAGTAGTTGATCGACGTTCATGGTTTATGAATCAGGTAATCAATGGCAAGGTCGTAGTCTCGGCGCTCAACAACGGATGGATTCAGTTCCTCCCCTGTTTCGTTGTCGATCACCGCGACAATCTCGGATCGCTCAATCTCAAGCGTAACGCTTCTTTCGGCCTCGGGACCGTCGAGGAGGTAGCGCGAGACGATGCCTGATACAGAATGCGGGATCATGGCCAGATCAGATCGAAAAGCGCCGGCACGTTCCATACTGCGAACACGGCAAGGACCGTGATGGTTTTGATTAGAAAATCTATTGGATCAAAGTGCATTTGAAGCGATGTGAATAAGAGTTCCAGGTGCGACGTCGAAAAAGGCGACAGGCTCAGTTCTCCGCTGGGCCTCGTAGCGAGCACGGGCACGTTCAAGGGCGTCACGCATTGCGAAATAATCCGCGTCCGATTTGGCAGCGACCCCGGCCTCGAAAGCCCTGTTAAACATATCAGCGACCGAATCCGCCGATGAGAATGAGAGGAACTCCTCCATGCGTGCGCGGAGGTTATCCGCTTTTCGATTTTGAAGAATGCTCATGCTTCGTCCTCCTCGGGTTGATTTGCGGCAGCTCGGATCGCGCGAATCAGCAAGCGGCGAGCTTGTGCGGAACGGCTCCGGTCCTGTTCTTGTGCAAGGGCGTCAAGCATTGCGCCCTCCTCGTCTGGGATTTCGATGTTTAGGATCATTGATTGATAAGTTCTGCGGATTCGGAAAATTCTCCGTCTTCGTCGGTCTGCGTGTATTTGATGCTGACGGTCATGCCATCGAATTGCTCGACATCAAACCCGCTGATCCACGCCTCATTAACGGTATTGCTGTGCGCTTGAGTGCCTTTTGGAAACAGCGACTGCACGGCAGGCCAAAGGCTCAGAAACCTAGTGCCGTCATGCTCATCAAGGTAGATGTCCCCGCCGCATTCAGCGGGATGGTAGCCGTAAGGCATGATGACATCGAGGATTCCGGCAAGGCCGGGGGCTTTTTGAAACCGCACAGGAATAATCGCGGTGATGGAACTAATGGTCATTGCTCTCTTTTGTTTTTGCCAGCGGCTCATCCGCTGACGACGCCATGATAAATCCCGCCCTAAAACTCGCAAGGGATTTTTTTAAGGAAAACAGAAAAAACCTTAAATACCTTGCTCTGCCTTGATTTCGACCGCATCAAGGAGGACGCGAGCCGCCTCAATCATCTGGGCCTCGAAATCCTCCTGCGGCGTGATCCACTCTTCGCCATCGTAGCCGTCCTGATCCGCTCCGCGATGCCCGAATCCTCGCAGACGCGCCGGCAGGTCGTCGGGATCCCATGGGCAATCGGTCGCGGCTCGGCCTGAGCGGTGCAGCTCGCAGACGAAATTGATCGGAGGGCAACAAAGGCAGATCATGCCAGCCCCTTGAAAACCGCCCACTCTAGCTTCCTGACCGTCTGCTCCTCCACCCAATCGCCCGTTTCCGGCGAGATCGCGATGGCGTGGCGCAGATCGGCGATGAGCAGATGCAGCGCCTCATGCACTGCGACCTCGGCTGTCTGATTCTCCCGGTCGCAAAGATCAGGATCCACACGGACAATGGCCGTGCATGAACCAGGGTCAGGCTCGATACAGGCATAATTGCCAACGCCGGGATCGGTGGAAAACTTAACGTCGTAGTGAGCGAGGCCCAGAGCCTCCTGCGCTCGCCGGAAATGCCCC